GTTCTCGACAACTTTTTCAGCCTCTTTTAACTGGGATAATGTTTCTTCTATGTCCTTGTTGTAATCATTTGATTTAACTTTACCACTTCTCAAATCGGACAACCTATCTTTCAATGATGAAACATTCTTTTGAGCTTGTTCTAGTTGTTCTTCAAATGTTTTTATTGATTCTTCAACATTTTCATTCTCTTCTTCTGTGAGTTCATTCAAAACTTTTTGAGCACTAATTATCTTTTGATTTATTCTTAATTTTTCGTTGGATAACTCGTTAAACTTTTCTGCCGCATTATTTATAATTTCTTGACTCGCTTTGATTTTCTTGTTTCCGCTAACAATAGCTCCAGCCATTCCAGGAATACTTGTTTGTTGAGGAGTAAGATAATAACCACTTTGGAAAATATCTTGCTGCTCTTTCATTCTTCGATCAAGATCTTTTACTGCTTCTTCTGCCTCTTTTATTTGTGCTGATAAATTTATTTTCAAAGCTTCCTTTTGTGCGTCAGTAAATTCTTTAACCTTATCAGAATTAATGCTAATTACCTGTCCGTATTCATTAAATTTTGCCTCTATGTTGGGAATCATATTGGCTAGATTTTTCATCACAGAAGTTAATCTCTCGTTTTCTGTAGCGTTTCGATTTGTTTTGTTACTTAATGATTCGTATTCAGAAATTATAGAAGATATTTTTTTAGAATCATCAATATATTCGTTGGTTGCTTTATCCAAATCATTGATAATATCTGTTGAAGATTTTATTTTTTTTGAAAATGTAGCAAAAGCTGTAATCACCCCGGTAATAGTACTTAATAATAAGCCAAGAGGATTAGCTTTAACCGCATTATTGAACAATATTTGAGCTTGTGTTGCTCTCGTAAGCATCTTGGTCCTCTCTAGAATTGATTTTGTTGCAACGATAATTGCTGAAACTCTTTCTGTTGCAGCAACAGCAATTAGAGCCGCTTTGTATGTCCCGTATGTAGCTACAAGAACTTTTAAAATATTGATGACTGATTGATAATTTTCAACTAACCATTTTGCACCATCAATGGCTCCGTTTATAATCCCTTCATTAGATTCGCCAATATTATTAAACATGACTTGAATCGCATCTGCCAAGTTGGAAATTTTTCCCGAGATAGTGGTAGATGTCTTTTCCATGAGATTGTAGAACTGTCCTCCCTCGTTAGTCATTTGCTCGAAAACTTTACGTACATCTTTGAAACCAACTTCCCCAGCAGTTACCATGTTGTTAATTTCTTCTGTCGTTTTGCCGTACATTTGGGCTAATTCTTGCAAAACTGGAATTCCCGAAGTGGTAAATTGTATCATATCTCTAGCATACAACCTACCTTGAGTGGCAGTTGTCCCATAAAGGTAAGTTAATCGTTCCATTGGTAATCCTAAAGCTGATGCAACATCTCCTAATCTTCGTAATGTTTCTGTTATGTCTTCTGCGGCAAATCCATAGGCAAGTAATTGTTTCGCACCACTGGCTACATCTTCTAACGTGAAAGGTGTTTTAGCAGCTAATTCAACAGCTTCTGACATCAAGCGTTGAGCTTTTTCTTCGCTATTAAGCATCGTTTCAAATGCTACTTGTAAAGATTGGAATTGTCCCCTTGTTTCGGCTATTTTTCTAGCTATATCTAATGACAAGTATGCCGTGGCGGCTTGTTTCATACGGGTCCATGCTGTACTCATTACATTACCTTGTTGATCCGTGATAACCCCCATGCGTGTCACTTCTTGGCGGTATCTTGCTGCCGTTTTGACCAAATCGTTAATGTCTAATTTTGCCTGTATATTTAATTGCCCGTCTGCCATGATATTATCCGAATATGTTTTCTCCTGTTATGATATTATTTTTTTTACTTTTTCTCTTGCCTCTTCCGTGCTTACTATCGTCTTCTTCATTGTGATCGTAAGAGGGAATGCATCCTAACAACATTTGCAGGTTCACCCAGCTTATGCCGGACATCGCTGTTCTAACATCCATGTGCAACCCTTCTATTGCAGCGTACCATATTGCCCAAGGGGAGTCACTTTTGTTGGAGTCGCTATCCTTAGGTTTCTTTTTAGGAAAATTATATTGGTCAAAAAAAAACTGGTATTCAAGCGATCAACGTACAACTCTTGTAAAGAGGTAAATTCTTTCTCTCCAAGGTGCATCGTGATATATTCCCTGTTTTTCTCCCGGTCTTGTGGATTCCTGAACATGATAACTAGCGACATCTCTAGCATATGTTGAACGTCTTGCATGTGATTTAAAGTCGCTCCAAGTAAATCATATTTTGTATCTTCCTCCGTGATGTCATTCATCCGTGAAACTAGAGCGTCAATATCCAGTAATTGCCCGAACGTGAGAGGCAACACTTTAAAATTTTTTTGCCCTATTTTAATCACTGTAGGGGATTCATTCGCTTCTTCTGAAACTCTTTGTTGTACGGTTTTACTCATCTTTATTTTATTTGAAACGGGAAGTTTGCACCTCCCGTTTTGATCATTCGTGTTGTTAAATTACTCGGAAATCACCTTGTGACGATAATTACCAATAACATTACCGTTCTTGTCTTTATTGCCTAACAATGTACCGCTTAATGACAGCGTGAGCAAGCCGGATTTTCCTCTCGTACCGGTTACTTTAGCGATAACCTTGACGGGCATGTATTCCCATTGCCTTTGCGCATACCCGGCAACTTTTTTGTCCACGATTTTTATTGCCTGTAACGGCAGTTCAAAGGATGGATTGTTGACGTAATAACCGTTATTGGGGTCCTCGGCGGTTTCGTTCAGCTTGTCACCAAGCCAGTATTTTAAAGATTCAGGGGAAAGGTCGTATGATACGAGGTTGAACGTTTTGCGGCCTTTTTCTGTCGTTAATTGAAGCAATGGATCGTCCATGTCTTCTACCATGATGTCTTCAACGGTATCATCATCCTTGTCTTCTGTCACGGAATCAATTTGGATTAACTTGAAATCCCGTGTCGTGACACCGGATGCGAAATCTGGGAACTGTCCGGCGGTTTCTCCTGACGTGTTCGCGGTTTGGAAAGTGATACTTTCTATACCATGTGAAATATCTGCTGCATCAGCCATAATTTATAAATTTAAATAGGTTACTTTAATTTTAAAATTTCTGTAATAAGTTTTATTGTCATCCTTGAAATCCTCGTGATCAATCACGGAGAATGTGAATTTACCGAACGTGGTGAAATACTGGCTAAAGACATCTTTTTCTTGTCTGAATAATTGGTAAACGTTATCACTTATCTCTTCGATTCGGTCAACATTTTTGATTCCCTTGTCTCGTTCTGGTACGTGAACGTTGACATTAATCTCTCCGTTGGCAATAACACTTTCGTGATCATTGTCAAGCGGTATTATCTCGATATAATCACCAATGTAATCAGGGTCACGGGTGTCTTTCCTGAACACGGGGACGCCATTAGTTTTCCCATTTAAAACCTTGTACACCGATAATTCAACGTCGTAATCTATCATTTGAATCCAGCTTTTTTTAGTACTCGTTCGATCATATCATTGACTTCTTTTTGCAAGTATTTTCCTGATCTTGATAAAACGTTAAATCCCTTGCTCTCCACTGGTCTTGCGTAATTCATCCCGGCTACAACGATGAGAGTGTACCCATCACCAGCGTTTTTAGCTAGTTCAGTGGCGTATTTTTCTCCCTCTTTAATTCCATTATCTCCACTCTCGCTTCCCCCGATAGCCTGTTGAAATCCACCCTTACGAATTATTTTTCCGTCTTTTACAAGTATAAAACCAATAGAACTCCTCAAGTTGCTAGTCCTATCCTTGTAACTGCCATTTTTTTTAGCGTTGATTACGACTTTAGGTCCTATAACTTCGATGAAATTGAACCGAATCGCCCTGTCTAAATCTTTAACTTTCCTTTCTAAAAGCTGGGATAAAGACTTGAGCGTGTCATGATCGTATGCTAAACCGTCTTTCATTCCACTTCAATTAAATAATCAAACATCGTTGACAAGCTATTCGCTACAGTCCCAATGACATTCTTTATCGTTCCGTCTTCTTTGCTCAGTCTCACGTGTGCCCCTCTACCCGGAAGATGGTTAGGATCAATAGATTTAGGGAGAAATACAGAATAAGATCGGATATAAGTACCACTTGCGGTTCTCGCACTTTCTGTTTCAATCCTGCAAGGGGATATCTTGATATACGGTGCTTTATCTATTTCGTTAGAAACGACGGGAGATCCTGTCTCGGGGTCGTATTGTATTTCCCCGGGGTTAGGAACTCCCGATCCCTCTAAAATTTCTATCGTGTCATTGTAATAATACATTACCAAGTTGGAGTATAGTCCTTTAGCGTGTTATCTTCCAAAACATTCGGCAATCCAAGTTCGTTAGCGAGCAAGGAATACCACGTCAAAATATTATCCGTTAACCAGCTAACAGAGAATTTTCCTTCCGACACGTTTGCTTTCGGGAGGATGGAAGAAAAGCTATTGTACAAAGCTTTCTTGGCAACGCTCACGTCAACTTCATCGTCCGGGTTAATTCCTTCTGCTTGTTTTATGCCTTCTAGCAAGTTTGATATTTTGCCGGGAGACATGTACAGGTCAGATAACT